TGACAGACGATTTGCCTTTTTGTTGTCTTGCTTTACGCCTCTGGTCCAAATCAAACCCTAAAACCATGTGGTTAGCGGTTTGTTGAGGATCATCAACCCAAGCTTCCATTAGATCTTGCCACTCTTCTTGTTTCTTCATGCGTAAGGTTTCATTGACTGAAATACTCATTGCATCTGTAAAGTATTTCACACCTTGAGCTAAACAGTCTAATCTGTCGTCATGTTTAACTGCACCTTTTTCACGACACATTCTACTCATTTGGTAGAATAGCATGTACATCAGTCTGAGTTCAGGTGCCTCGTCTGAATTGGATTTGTAATCCCACTCAATGACACTTCGATTGACAATGAGACGATGCTGATTAAGGACAGGCTCAAGAGAATCAATAATCCTATCTTCCTTTCTGACATTTGCTCTTACCTCTTCTACATCAATTGCTTGTTTAGTATTTTGTAAATGTTTCTTAAATAGTTCACCTACGATTCCGTCACCGAAGTTTGTTTCGATGACAAGTTTTGTAACTCCGTACTTTTTGCATCCTCTGAGTATATCGAGCAAGGTAGAATCAGAGTACCCGTCTCTGTATGCTCGCATTTCATGCAAGAATAGGTAGCCGTTTCTTTGAGATATGAATGCTGCGGCTGTTTCATCTGTTCCCCTACCCGACGGATCAACGGAGCATATAGTTTCTGTGTAACCATTCCATTCTCCTTGGAGTTGCATTGGAGAGTAAAAATAATCTCCCGGTAAACCGACTGTGGGTAGGTCTTTGATGACGTTTTGGGGATCGGAGCACCATACGACGGCATCTGGTGCAGACTCAGGGTTAACACTGGTGACAACAAGGTCAGCCATTTTAAGAGGAAATTTCTCTGCATCACTTAAACTTGTGTCTAGTTGGAACTGAAGCATGAAATTAGAACGACCCATAGCTGCTTCACGTTCTATTAGGTCGTCATTGTCAAATCTGTCTGGGTCTGTTACATCCCATTCTTCTGCAGCATTTTCCAGATCTTCAACGATCTGTGGAGCGAGTAATCCTTCATATTGACTTAGTTTGTTTTTTCTTGGGTATCGGCTGGGCCAAACAAAGGGACGGTAGTTACGCTCAGCCAACTTACGGTAAACAGTAAAAGTAGTCTGAGGAGTCCCGAGATAGCAAATACGGCTATCAGCTTTCGGCGTGAGGATGGATTCAGCTTCTGTACAGAGTTGAAGTAACTTCTCACGCATTAACTCCGTCATAGAGTTTCCGGGTACTTCGATATCGTCTAGTACCATCAGGTCGGCTCTGGAACCAGTAAGTTGTCCAGTAATACCAACGCTTTTTACGCTGGGAGCCTGATGAGGAGAACAGAGTACGTCGAAGGAGATTCTGGACCAACGTGACTCGTCTGACTTTGGTTGTAGGTGTTTTAACCATGGTGTTTCTATAATTAGTTTCTGTAGGAAGATTGACATGTTATCTGCACGTTCTTTAGATGCAGATATAATCATTATCTTCTTTTCAGGATCTTTAAAGAGAGTCCAGAGGACGAAGGCTCCTGTGATCCAACTTTTGCCAACTCCACGGAAAGCTTGGATCTGAAGACGTTTAGGTCCATTCTGAAGATAGTCTGCGATAGCATATTGAGCACGGGTAGGGGAAGGAAGGTCGAGCTGTTCCCAGAGGGCTTGTAAGAACAGCTTAAAGTCCTCTTGTAGGACTGTTACGACGGACTTCATTTCTTATTTTGATGACGTTTTAAATTTTCTCTCATTAATTGGAGTAATTTATTTTTACTCAAACCTTTTATTTCTTCTTTAGAAAGCTTACCACCCGGATTGAGTTTAGGATCACGGGCTGCAAGTTGATCTGTTAGTTTGCTCATCCTGTTTTACTCTTTTTGTTAGATTTTTTACTTGCTCTTCTAATGTGTAATCCTCTGATGCCACGATCAGGATCGTCTATTTCATGTAACATCCAACCATCTTTACCTTTCACCCATCTAGTACCTGACGGTGCTGCATGTGGTGGTCTACTTGCTATTTTGTTTGTCTTCTTCTTCTTTGTCTCTGAAATCGTGCTGAGATTAGCCATAAATCGCCTCCAAGGGGGTTGTAATGTGTTTCATGTGTGTTTGGTTATTCGATGTATTTAGAAGCCTTTAGAGCGTAAATCTAACAGCTGTTTATCTATTGCTTGGAAAAGCATGTCTTGTTGTAAATCAACTTTAGACATATTAATCATAGGTAGATCTTGTATAGGATCTAAACCTTTTAAACCTTTCTTTAATTTTTTAGAAACTCCAGCAGTTAATCTCGGATCTAAATAACCTAATTCAACTAATCTGATTTGACTACGTTTAACCATATCAATCATTTTAGCCATTTCAGCTTTTCTAACATCTAATGAGGTGCCTTTAAGATTAATTTTTTTATGACTTCCTCCGACATAGTTTAGCCAAGTATGTATGTTAAGTTCAGGTTCATTTACATGTATATTCTTAGGTAAATCAATTCTATTTCTAATATCATCACCAAAAAATACATTCTGTTTAGCTGCAAACCGTCTTAACTCTTGAGCATCTGTAGCGTTTAAACCATCGAAAAAAGGCTCAGACCATTTTAAACCAGCAAGGTGATGTCTATCTAATCCTTTGGCAATTTCAGCAGTAAATGTTCTTTTAGGATGTTCCAAATCACGAACTTTAAGATCTACTAAACGTCTTTTATATTCTTTAGCTTTTGTTTTTAGGTGATTTAAAACTTGACTTTTAGTTCTAGGTCTACCGTCTTTTCGTTTGAATAATGGATCTGGAGCACCTTCTTCAATACTTTTGATTCGATCTAATATCCTCTGCATACCTCCTTGTTGGGTATCTATAGATCTGTTTCTTAGATTGACTTCTTTTTGCAACTGTTCACTTAAAAATGGAAAATCATCTTTTGGTATTTTTTGTGCAAGTTTTACATTAGGAGGTTGATCTAAGTTTTTACGTGCCAATGTTTGTATCTGATCTTCTGGTATCATAAAGGGTGATTTTTTAATAGGTGTAGAATCTGCATAAACAACTTGTGAAGGTATATGTTTAGCAGCGAAACTAGCTGCCTGATCTGATAATTTACCAGCAATCTTTGGAGCTTTCCTTACGAAACCACCTGTTACAGCGTCACCAACAAGGTTACCTGCAAAACCGCCTATACGTGGATCTATACCAACAGACTTAGCTAGGTGACCACCGAGTTTACCTCCATAGTGGCTACCAGCATCTAAGACTTGCATAGCTTGTTTAATTCCGGGTGCATTCATTACAGCACCTGCACCTTGTAGTACACTACCTGCACCACGTAAGACATCATCATGCCAGCCTTCTTGGTCTTGTGAAGCAGCTTGTAAACCACTTACAATGTTACGACCAAAATCTTCTACCTTATCAGCCCATTCAGTACCTATGTACGATTCACCTTTATCGAATGCGGCAACATCGTACCGCTCTTTATCTACTGGATGATATGCCATCACTTCTCCCTATTCTTCGTAAATAGATCATCTACATTAGTACCTCTACCTCTTTCCCTATCCAGTTTAAACTTTTCACCCGGACGACCTCTAACTAAAATCTCTTCCATACGTGCCTTCTGCCTTTCAGCTGGGCTAGGTCGTTGGTATCCAGCGGAAAGTGTAGTAGGTGGTTTATTATTAATTTCATCTATTTTATCTTCTTCAGTTGGTATAACATTTGTGTTAAGTTCATTATTTTTTTCATCCGCATTAGATTCAATTACTTTATCTTCAGCTCTTTGACCTGCAGTACGTCTTCTATAGTCAGTAAAGGTTTCTGGTATTACGCTAGTAGGTGCTGCACCTGTTTCACTTTGTATAATGTCTTTCTCTTCTTTAACATTAAATGCTGCTAATAAATCTCTTACAGAAGCTTTATCATCTTCAGTTACAGCACTATCCCATCTTTCTTGAAGTATGCTGTTAAAGTATTCGTTAATGTTTGGTTTAGTTTCATTACGTTTAAAAGCTTCATTTGTAAGACGTGTTTGACGGTTCCAATAATTTTTCCCTCCATCAACTAGAGGTTCTACAAAATCTTCAAAACCGCCTTGAAGCATCTGTGCTGCTCCGCCTATTCCTTCTAATAAACGCCCATTTTTATAATAACGTAATTCACCGTTAGGTCCAACGTCATTACCTGTAAAAGGCTTTCCATTTTCATCTAGTTTCAACAAACGTTGTTGTGCCATAGTTAATTAATGTGTGATAAAATTTGCTCCTCCCTATACGGTTTGTATCCAAACGTATCTCTCATCCAGTCCCGCCAATGTCTACTACCTTTCTCCTGATTACATCTCCTACACGCTGGTACCATATTCTTTGTAATTGTTTCTCCACCGTTGCATTTAGGTTTAACATGATCGAGTGTAAGTTGGTTAATTTCATAATGGGTTCCACAATAAACACATGTACAATTAAAGTGCTCTTTTACAGCTCTTCTCCAGAGCTTTTTAGCGTCAGGACTTGTCATGGTTATTAGATTGTATAAGTAATGTTTAGGAGTTGGTAGTAGAGGTGTCATCCTTTGGCTTTACCTCGGTTTCTGGCTCGGTTTTTGGATTGGGCTTCGAGCTTGGTGCCCCCGCTTTGTTTATGCGAGACATCCAAGTTATCGCCATTACCATAGGTTCCTCGCCTTCTGTTTTCGGCATTTAGTGCTGTCCTTTTGCGTATTTGTAGTTTAGAACTATTGAACTTTTTTTGATAGGCATTCTTCTTTGCACGTGCCTTAGCGTGAGATCTATAGTACCTCGTGCTTGCTTTTGCCATATAATCTCCGTTGTACAAGGTCTGGGTCGATTTTGGGCATTACAGCTGCCAATTTATCCAGTGCAGTGCCTTCATAGGCAATACCACTGATATCATTTTTAACTAGCCAATCACAGGCTGCTTTCAATTCGTGGGCGGTAGCTTCTCCACTCTTAACTCTTTTAAGGAATTCAGTCGTAACGAGGTTATGCAACTCGTTAAACTGATCTTCCGTAGCTTTTCTAGCCATTATGTACCGGGAAATAGTTGTTTCTCTATAATTTCTACAGCCTTATCGTCTAAGGTGTTATCAGTAGTGGAAACAAGCTTTTTCAATACATCAATTAGCAATCTTTTGACTGATGTTGATGTAGCAAACTTGATAAGGATGGGTTTAATTAGTAGAATCATTTGTGTTAATAGGTGTTGGGGGGCAACTGTATCGTTTATTTTTCCAAGGAAGTTTAAATTCATCCAATGGAATACAGTTATTTTCTAAATACTGCTTTTTTGCAGCTAATTTTTCTTTTTCATACTTAACTATAGGGACAAC